CATCATACAGATTGCGCTGCGGCAGGCCAAACTCATAGCAATCTTCATAGATCTGCCGCCAATTGTCCTTGCGCCGCTGCGCGGCATCGTGCCGCTTCAGGATCTGCTCAACACTGTACCTCATGCCTTCGCCTCGTTTCTCTTGCTAATCCCCTTTGACTTTTTGCGCGCGTCAGCCTTGGAGCTAGCGCCCCAAGCGCGCAGCGACAAGGTCAGGCGCGTGGGTTCGCCGTCCTTGTATTCAGGTCCGGGCATGTTGCCCATACGCGCCAAGAAACTCGCCCGGCGGGGGTTATCCCCGCTTTTTACAGGGCGTTTTAGGTTCATGCCTTCGGCCTTGGCAGAACGCCGCCCAGCCTCATTCAAGCCACCCTTTGGGTTCTTGCCCTCTTTACGTTGCCAAGCTGGACTAGCCACGAGCAGCCCTCATGTTGTCAATCAGGTTTGGATATGGACGGCCAGCCTTGGCAGCGGCACGCATAGCTGACCGCTTTTGTGCTGGCGTCAAACCCTTCGGCTTGCCCAGATCCTTTGGCCGCTTTTTATCCCAAACCTCTTTTTTCTTATTTTCCATTTTTCTTTTTCCCAGCCTTTGACATTGCGATAGCAACAGCTTGCTTTTGCGGACGACCTTCGCGCATCAGCATCTCAATGTTGCGCTTGACGGTTTTTTTGCCGTAGCCCTTCATCAGTGGCATTACGCGGCCCCCAATGTGTCAGCCGTAAGCCGGTCGCCACTCAGCAATGTGCGCGATCCAAGCCTGCGCATACCAGCCAAACGGCGGCGGCGGTTTTCCTCTTCGATCTGTTGCACCAGCTTTGAGCGGCGCACTGTCTTGGCGGCTGGCTGTTCGGGCTGCGGAGCCGCCGCGCCCATCTGCGCGGACGGTGCAGCAGCACGGCCTTCGCCGTCACCTGTGGTTCTGACATCAGCCGCTCTAGGGCGACCGAAATATGTGCCGTCTGTTTCAACGCCGATGATGATGCCGCCTTCGCGAACAGGCGTGCCACCGGCCTCAATCCGGCTGGCAATGCCCTCACGCACTCTTTCGCCGATATTTGCACCAATCGCTCTGGCTATTGCCAAAGACAGCGATGGCACCATTTGCTGTTCGCCCTCACCGCCACGATCTCGTACAGACGCTGCGTCACGGCTCCGCTGTTCGGCTCGGCTTGGCCCCCGACTAGCAGGCGCACCGCGCCCTCTTTCACCACGACCACCGCTGTAACCGCCATATCTCATGCCTGCACCCCTATCCTAGTGTTTCCTGAATGCCCTTTTCGGCATCCTCGCGTATTGACGACAGCAGCAAACGCTGGCCGCCTGCTTGTCTGGCACGCCGCCGGGCCGCAATCTGCTTTAGTTTTGTGCGCTCTTCTTCGGCCAGACGCGCCTCTGTGCGTTCCTGCGCCGCAGTAATCTCAGGATCTGGCTGTGGCTCTCTTGGCGTTTTGAGCAATCCACCCATCAGTAATACCTCGCAAACATAATATGATCGGAGCCGTCAGGCCCATACCGGCGCAGACGCCCCTCTTGCGTGAATTGTAACGCAATGGCCCACCTCACAGCAAGGCGGTGTCGGACATTTACCGTGATTTGCAACCGCTTCAGTCCCTCTTTGGTAGCTATGTGGTCAAAATACCTACCAGCGGAGCGGGTCAGCGATACCGCTCTGGTATTGATCTGGTCGGATGTCAGCATCCACGCTTCGGCAACGCCGGGCCACAAGATCTGATAACCGAAGCAACAGGCAACCTTGCCACCCACCATAGCCGTATATGCGGTGCCAGCCGCCTGATACGCTTTTAGCACATCGCGGTAATTTGGCAGATCAGTGAAATACGCCAGATCGAACTCACGCAGATTGGCCGTGTATGGATGGCCCCAATGAAACGGCACAATCGTGATGTCCGGGCTGGTCAGTATGTCACGCCACATCAGAACACACTGAAATCAGCATTCGCCGTCAACTGCTTGAACTGCTGGCTGAACTGGCTGTTCCGCGTCAGGCTGCGCACCTCACCGGCACCAAGCATCAGATAGCCAAACGCATCACCCACATGCGAGTGTTCGTTCTTATTCGGCGCATCCCTGAACCGCTCATGCCCAGATCCGACCGCAACCCGCTTGAAATGATAGCCGCCAGCCAATGCCTTGCGTGTGCGCGTGCATTTGTTGCTGACATACAACCCTGGCTTGCCGTCAATCATGCGGTTCATCGGCATAGCACCAGCCTCGCGGCGCACCATAAAATCATTGCTTTGGGTTGGCCGGGCGTGCAAACCAAGCGTGCGCAGATGCTCAAACGCCGTGACCTCGAAGATCTCATCCCGCTTAACACCAGCCGGGTCGCCCCACACCAGCACATCGCATTTCGGGAAATGCTGCTGGATGTCCGCAATCAAGTGATGGCAGAACCGCTCCAAACCCATATCAAACGCAACCAACTCATGCACCACATTCCAGCGACCGTTTTGCATTTTCTGGCCAAACACAGCGGCAGGCGTCAAACCAAAGTCAAGCCCGATATGCACCGGCCAGCCCGGCTCAATCTCAACATCGGTTGACATCACGCTGTCAGAAAACTCCGGCCAGACCGGCTTGCCATCCTGCACATACACATACTGCGCACCGGCATAGCACTGGATCCAATCAATCGACTTGCCAGCCAACTGCTGCTCATAATAGCCGGGCGGCAGATTGTTGACGTTCTCAGCCAGTGGGTTGTTGATCCACCATTTCTCAGCCGCAAAGATCGCGTCCTCATGCTCGGCAGTGCCTTCAACCACGCCGCCGGGCTGCTTGTAAAACTTCCAAGGGTATTTGCCCTTAATCGGGTTTTTCTCCGCAAGGTTCGGCCACCAGTGATCGCTGTCCATCGGGTTGGTGGACATCCAGACGCCGCGCCAAGTGCAGCCGCCATTCGCCTTTGTCGGATAACGGCCAACACGCGATGTCAGGCCGTCAACCACCGCTTTTGGCAACTCACGCGCTTCGTCAATGAAGCCCCCCGATAATTCAAGACTGAGCAATTTTCGAACATCCCGGGGTTGGTCCAACGCCAGAAAAATCACCTCGCAGTCAATCCCCGCAACGCCATCACGCGGTGGCAGCTTGATGTGATGCGTGATCGGCGGCGACCACCGCATCGGACCCCAAACATTCTCCGGGAAGATCTCCTGCCAAGTCTTGATCGTGGTGGTCCGCAATTCCGGGTAGCTGTTTCGTATCACGGCAAATCTGGTATATCTGATCCCATCGATCGGCGATGGCTCCTGCTTCACCGCCCTCAACATCACCTCGGCAAGCGAGGCAAACGTCTTGCCAGAGCCGACCGGCCCCATCAAGCCACGCACAAAGCTGTCGTCCTGTAAAAACTGCCATACCGTTGGGCTTTCCGAAAAGTTCAAGTTCAAACCAGCAAGCGCCTCAGTCGTGGGCTGCTTGCGTCTGCGTGGCGACCGATCTGTCGCTCTGGGTGATCTAGCCATTACTCCTCCGGCGAAAACGTAACAATCGTGAAACCAGTGTACTCAGCCGGGCCAATCGTGATGAGCGGACCACCGCATTCACTGCACAACACCGCCTCACCACTATCATAAACACGGCCCCGGGTGTCACACTCACAATGGCCACAAACCACATCCTCAGAAAAAAATCGGATACTCAAATATTCCTTCATCGATATAACGTCAGCCATCGTCACCCTCAATCTCAACAATCTTTGCAGTCGGCCCGGTTATGTTGATGCCGATCATACTTGGACGCTGGCTATCACTGTTTGGCTCCAACAACCCGCGATGCTTCGCCAAGAGCCGCAACGCCGACAGCTTGTCGTGCATCTCAACCTCGATCGTGTTGCCAAACTGGTTGGGCGTGACCTTCACCTTTTTGACAGATCGCTTGGCACGCTCCGACAACTGATCACTCGGCGTCAGCGTGACCCGGCCCATATCATCCCACTGGATGACATCAGTCGCCTCACCAGCCGCTATGGCCTCCAACTCCTGCACAACAGCCTCGCGGCGGCTGTCGTCCTGAGACGACAAAGCCGCACGCTGGCTCCTAATCGTTGGCGTTTTCTCGCTCATGCAAGCACTCCGATCCTACTGCGGCATAGCCAGCCAAGTCCTTCCAGCTATCCTGATGATCCCGATTATACGACAACCGGGCAATCTTCATAGCCGCAAGACACAGCGCGACTTGCTCCGGCTCAAACTCCACGCCCATAATCGCAGACCACATAACCGCGATCCGCTCGTGGTTTTCCCACGGCGACCCATATTCCTCGCCGCGATCCCTGACAGCCTCCTTGGCTGCATCCAGTAGATCAAACCTATCCATCGTTATTTCCGGCTTCATTGCCATCTCCCTTGTAATCCTTGATCTTCAACCGGCAGATGCCGCATTGATACTCCGCATGTAACTCAGTGATGCGCCGCACCACCAAAGTCGCAGTGTTGCAGTTCGGGCAGCGACCGGCGTCCATTCGCCGCTGCATGATGCCGTCACCCTTCTCAATCATCGTCCGGCCCCAAGTGTCGCACCCTCGTAATCAGCCGATTGCGCAGGCGTGGCAGCTTCACTGCATCAAACGGCGCAAAGGCACGCGCCAATGGCTGGCGACTGCCCTCATCCACTATAGGCCAGATCTCCACCCGGACGCCATCCCTTGTGCGCTCGATATGCACAGATAGCTTGTCGATATCAACCCAAGTATGCGCCGCAATCTGGCGATAAATGGTATCCTTGCGCAACAGTGGGCGCTCATCTTCGGTGTGTTCGGTCATGCGTCAAAACCCTCCAAAATTTTGTGTGAGACCCCTATCGATATGTAGGAAGGGGCCGGGGGCAAGGGGTCGTCTTTTGCCCAGCCGGCAGAAACAGGCGACCTTTCCCAGCCTGTAATCCTGCAAATGTCGGTTTGCTCGCTATACACTCATCGCCCTCGCTACGTCTGCCAGCGATGGAACCCCTGCCCTCCGCTCCAGCGCTTGGTCGCACACGTTAAGGGTTGCCGCCTTTACGTCAGCCGCACCGTGGCCAGCGTCAGCCAGCCGCCGGGCGTGTGCTATCTCATTGGCGTACAGCCGCGCCTGCCCGGTCGCCTGCTGCACGGCCACGATGTAGGCGTTGCAGATCTCATCGGCTGTTAACTGAATTCCGGTTAACTTTGGGTCGCCGGGTCGCGGCTGATCGGGGTGATGAGAGGGTGATTGCAAATCCCCCAGACCCCCTGTTTCTTCCTGCCCATCGCCATCTTGGTCACGCACAGGCTGTAGTGGCTTGGCGATGTCTATCTCTTCCCGCGTGGGCAGCGGCTCGTCACCATCCCACAGCACCTGATAGCGATTGCTCTTCCAGCCGCTTGCCGTCTCTTGGTAATCCTTGGGCCGCAACTGCCGGATGTATCGCTTTTGCTTCAGCACCTTGATCGCGTCATGTATCGTCTGCCGCTCTTTGTAGGCCGTCACATCGCACAGCGTGAACATGCTGGGCCAACACACGCCAGCCCTGTTTGCAAAGGCTGACAGCGCTCCCAGCACCCGCAGTTCGCGTTCCTTCAGCGTCCTATCCCCGAATGCACGCATCGGCACAACAGACCAAGGCCGCTTATCTTCAGAAAGGGATTTCATCATTCAGTTCCTTCTCGGTTGCTGTTTTGATCTTCTCAACGGTTGCGCCCGGCCACAGATCCTTTGCCTTCTCCACCGCTGGTGCCTGCTCCATATAAGCCTGCACCATCTTTGCCACCTCTTCGACACTGCACACCACCATTTCCCTGTTCTCACGTTTGACCTTGCCCACCTCATAGCCGGTGCGCACGATTGCCAGCACCTTGCCGTTCGGCATCGGCGCTTCCCAATACTCGCCGGTCAGCGGCTGATGTCCTGCCTCGATGGCCTTCTGCTCCAGCAGCGTCAGCCCTCTCATCGTCACATCCACCTGATGCTCGACATCGGCCTGATCATCGATGGCCTTGTTCAGCTTGTCCATCTGCGCATCAAACCGCTCCCGCAGTTCATGCCCGACTAGCCACGGCAATCGGTCCACGCCCCATTTCGCTTCCAGCTTGGTCACTGCCTCATCATACTTGACCAGCGCATCTTGCATCCGGCGCATCGCCAGTTGACTAGGCGCATAGTAAGTCTTGTTCGGTTTTTTTGGTCGTTTAGCCATTAAAATGTACCCTTAAAAGGTAGGGTGCGATGGTAGGGTGTGATCCTAGGGATCATCACACCCCACCCACCCTGCGATGAACGTAAGATTTGCGTAAGATGGTCATCTTACATTTTCCCCTATGTCCTTGTTTATCCACACTTTGCCCTCATGCACAGTCACCACACCCTTGTCTTGCAGCCCCTGACGCGCATCTTTGCGCTGTTGCGGCGTAAGATCGGGCGATTTTACCTTATGTGCGTCATGCCAAAGCCCGGTTCCGACCGCATCCACACCCACCTTGATTAGCGTGTTTCGCAGTGCTTGCAGCGCATGATACTGCCTCGGCGACAGGTTCTGCTTCTTGGTTGCGCCTTGTGCCTCGATAGGCCGCAGCACCACGCTGCTGTCCTCCAGCAGTGCGATCGGCACCATCTCAAACGTGATTCTATCCATCGGATCTGCGTCTTTTTGCTTTTCCATCGATAGCGTCACGATGCTCTCCGACTTGCCTACCGCCAGCACCGTATCGGCGGCACCAGCCAGCGCTGACGATCCCCGCATGCTATTGATGCCGCGTGATGCGTCCTTGCCAGCGTGATGTATCGCCAGCAGGCCACAGCCGGTGTGATGCTTGATGGCGTCACAGCCGCGTATGAAGGCGCTCATGTCGGTGGCGCTGTTCTCTTCCCCGGTCATGCTTCGCGCCACTGTGTCGATCACCAGACAGCTAAACTCTGTGTTCAGGCTGTCGATCGTGCGCAGCAGCTTTTCCACGCTTTCCTGATCCATCATATCGACCGCCACTGGCAGCACCCTGAGTGAGCCGGTGCCGTCCACCTCATTGTGCTGCTTCCACGCCTTGACGCGCTTGCCAAGGCCGGATACGCCTTCCCCGGCTATGTACAGCACGGCCCCGGCGCTTGTTTCCCTGCCGTGCCACAACAGGCCGTGCGTCATGCAGAGCGCCATATCAATGGCGATGAACGACTTACCTGTACCGGGTGCGCCATACATCACCGTGAAGCCGTGCTTGGTCAGCACGCCGTCTATCATCCACTCGACCGGCGGCATCGCCATCAGGTACGCCTCGTCATACAGCGGATATATGTCTTGCGCCTCTTCCGGCTGTGCTGGCTCCGGCTCCACCGCTAGTGGCGGTGTCGCCTTCACCAGTGCCTGCAAGTCCTCCACCTTATTGCCAGCAAGCAGCCAATCCACGATATCGCCCTTGTCAGGCAATCCCGGCAGATCCACGCGCTTGATGGCCGCTGCAACGCCCCATAGCTGGCTCTGCACCACATCGGCGTGCTTTTGCCCCGCCTCATCGTTGTCAGGGATCAGCACCACCTTGCGGCCAGCAAAATACTGGTTGAGGTCCGGCTTCCAATTCTTTGAGCCGCCGTGATTTGTGGTGGCGATCAGGCCGTGCTTTGACAACCTGTCGGCGCATTTCTCACCTTCCACGATGAATACCGCCGCGTCTGGCTTCTCCATCATCTTCGGCAGATTGTACGGCACCGCTTGGACGCCATCCATATTGTACAGCCATCCTCCCTTGCCATCAGGGCGGCGCTGTCTGAATGTCTTTGGCTCATACCGCTCAACCTCGAACACCACCTCGCCGTCAGCATTGACGTAGCTGTATCGCTTGGCGAGGAACCGGCTCGGTTGCAGCTTTGTCTGCGTCTGCTTCGGGATGCCGAACTTGGTCTCCAGAATATCCGGCAATCTGCCATTCATGCTGACCGGCTCATGCAGGCGCACGAGATCAATCACGCCGCCGCCAACGCCTTTCTCGTGATCGAAGAACGTGCCCTTTCTGAGATCCACCGACGTACTGCCAAAATTGCCGAAGCGAAGTTCGGTGCCTTTCGACAGCTTGGCGTTTGGCTCCCCCAGATAATGCCGCGCCACCTGTTCTATGTATGCTGATAAATTTGTCATCTGTTCTTACTCTCCCGGTTCTCCCAATGTAGGCGGGGCGGCGAGGCGGGAGAAATCCCCGCCGCCCCTCCCGCATCAGAACAGGTCTGCGCCTGCCGCTGCCTCGCTCGGAGGAATTGAGGCTGGCGGCGCGACCGGCGCCGGTGCGGGTTCTTGTGCTGGTGCGCCGTCAAAAGACGCCGGGCGATCAGTCCAGCCCGACAGCGTCCACTGCGGCACACGCCACGTTTGGGTCTGGCCATCGTTCAGCGTCTGCGTCACGCGCTCTGTGCCGGTGATGTCCACGACTGGCACCTTGCCCGGGTTCTGGGCCTTGCCAGCCTCATACGCCTGATACAGCGCCAGCATCCGCTCATACACGTTCCTGCTGCTGCTGGACAGTTCACGCAGGCCCATCTCTTTATTGGTGAGGCGCACGCGAAAGCCCCACTTGTGGTCAGGTGTCGGCTTTTCTGGGCGCTGTTGCCCAGACTTGGCCATATGGAAATCCGGCGCTGGATTAAAGTGCATCCAACCCATTTCGATCTCAGCCAGATCCATCGCCACCTTGATCGGTGCCTCCAGTTCCTGCTCGTGAGATGTCCACTGGCCATCCACTTGCTGCCGATCGACAGCAATGAAGCTGCCGTCCTTGGCTGAGAATTTCAGGATTGGGGTGCGATCCCCGCCGCCGTTGCCGCTTCCGGCTGATTGATAACTAAGCATCGTCTGTTTACCTCTTTGACGTTTTAGCGTTTTAACGTTGGTTCACGATTGTGAACCGGCTTATTGGGAAATGGCACACCAGATCACGATCCATCGGGTCATCCCGATCACTGCGACCATTGGCCAAAAACCCCAATTCAAAGTCCTCCGCGAAGCTGATCCGCGCAAGGGCGTCCTTATATAGCACCACCATATAGCTGGGCAAGTCTGTCTCAAACGATAGCTGACGCGCTGCTATCACTTTGTGCAAGTTGACCAGCGCTGTCGGATATTTCTGCATGTTAAAGGTCCGGGCTTTCACCTCGACAAATGCCTTGGGCCGACCATCCTGCATCAGCACATAATCCAGCCGGTAATGTGGCGGCAGCTTGACCAGGTCGTACCCCAGCCCTTGGAGGGCTGTGGCCACGATCTGCTCATTCTGCCGGTCTAGCTGGCTTTCATACTGTGGTCTGCTCAAGATCCGCGCCCCTGTACCGGGCCACACTGCACGCTGACCACTGGCGGCACGTCATAATTCACCGCAATGTCCTGCGCCACATAAGCCTCGCGCCGTTCAGCATAGAACTCGCATTCCTCGATGGTGCTGAACCGCGTCTCTTCCTTGCCCATCCAGCAGGGGTTTGTCGGTTGCCCACCAATGTTGATCGCGAAGCAAAAGGCGAGGATTGTTTCATACATCACAGCAACTCCCTGCACACCATAACCCAGTCATCCCACGACAGCGTGGCGGTGTAGCGCCAGTCATAGGCATCATGCGTAGCCGCATCATCCCGGCCAAGCACGACCAGCGCCTCAATCGGGATGCGCACATTGATCGGCTGGCGATCCAGCTTCCAGATCAGCGCCGGGAATGCGTCATTTGTATTATGCGCAGACCGGCAAGTCTCGCAGATCTGGTCCCACCACTTTGGGTCCACTGAATTTTTGTAACGCTTCAATTCCAACCGAAAAGGGAACGGCTCACTAGGCGTCAGATCATCCAGCCCCTTAGTCTGGTATTGCAGGATATTGCGTTTGAACGTGATGTGCGGCGAAAACTCATCGTTCAACATCGATGCGATCTGGCGCTCGAAACTGGCCCCTTTTTGGCGACCGTTAACCATCGCGCCGCACCAACGAGCGCATTGTCTCAGCCGCCCGGTCCTGACCACTATTGATGCGCCTAGACAGTTCCTGCTCAAGTATCTCATCAGCCAACGCCGCCATTGAGCGGTGTGCAGATGTAGCTAGACAGTGCCGCAACATATCGTAAGTGCTTGATCTCAGTCGAAAATGTACCTGTTTGCTAGGGGCCATTGCATTTTTTCCAAAAAAAAGTAGACAACCACCCTTGTACCACAATGGTTGATGTATTATATAGTTCATATGAGTTAATCATCAAAGGGAGACACCGATGACAAGCGTTTTTACAATTACTGATCTCGAAACAAACCTCGATTGGACAGTTCGCGTTGTGTTTCAAGGTGACAGGTATGGCCGTGATATGTGTCTGGTTCACGATGACATTGAACCAATGATTGAGTTTTATGACGCTGAATATAATTTTGAGAAAGACGTTGATGGCCGTGTTCTAGGTCAGTTTGTTTCTCGTTACTACGCAGAAACCTTGCTTAATGACCACGATATCTCAAGGGGCCTCAACCTTGATGGCGGCATCCCAAAATGGTCAATCAACGCAGCGTGTTATCGCGTCATCATTTGCAACTGCGCAGAGATCATTAACGAGCAAAAGGCGGCGGCTTAACGGCCCCGCCCCAACCGGGAGACAGTCATGACCAAATACGTTGCTTACTATCGCGTCTCAACCAAGCGTCAGGGCCAATCCGGCCTTGGCCTTGAGGCGCAGCAGCAGCTTGTCGCGCCGTATGCTGACGACATCCTGCACAGCTTCACTGAGGTCGAGAGCGGCAAGAACGATGCCCGGCCACAGCTTGATGCCGCGCTTGCATTGTGCCGCGAGACCGGCGCTTCCATCCTGATTGCCAAGATCGACCGCTTGTCGCGTGACGCCGCATTCCTGATGTCGCTGCGCAAAGCCGGTGTTGAGATCGTTGCCGCTGACATGCCCAATGCTGGCACGCTGGAGTTCGGCATCCGCGCCGTATTCGCACAGCACGAGCGCGAAGAGATCAGCAAGCGCACCAAGGACGCTCTCGCCGCCGCCAAGGCGCGTGGCGTCAAACTTGGCTCACCCAACCCACGCGCTGGCGGCTTTGCCTCTGGCGCAGTACGCCGCGAAAAGCAGCAGGCCGCTGCCACGCAGGCAATGCCTATCATCGCGGCGCTGCGTGAGGCTGGTGCCTCACTCCGCGCCATCGCCAGCAAACTGAATGATGCTGGCATTCCAACTGCACTCGGCGGCAAATGGTACGCCGCCAGCGTGCGCAACATCATCAACGCATAGAGGAGACAAGTGATGCGTGAAAACATAATCGATGCAATTGGCATGATTATCCTGACCGGCTTGGTCATCGTATTCGGGACAAGCCTTGTGACTGAGGATTGGAACGTCTGGGCCTTGATGGCTCGCTTTGGGGGAGCAGTGTGATGGAGATTATTACGCGCCAAGAGGCGGTTGAGCAAGGTTTGTCGCACTATTTCACTGGCAAGCCTTGCAAGCGGGGTCACATAGATAAGCGACACACAAAAAGAAAAGTGTGCGCCGCTTGTGATGTGGGTCTAACAAAAAAAGCGCGGGAGATGGCAAAAGAAAAAGGGGCAAAGCACCACGGCAAACCGTGTAAATATGGTCACACACTTCGCTATTCTTGTTCTTTTACTTGCGTTGAGTGCGCGAGGTTAGACCGAATAAAAAACAAGGCCAAGCGCCAAAAGTATAAGCGCGAATATTATCTAAAAAATAAAGCAAAAATAATTGATTATATGAGGGCTTACGAAAAGGCAAATGGTGTCAAAAGCAGGGGAGAAAGCATAAGGCCTATATGTAAGTCTCTGCGTCCATCGATAATGAGGCTCTACAGGAAGTCTCGTCAAATGAACAAGGATGCTGGATTTATTAAGTATCACGTTGACCACATCGTGCCACTTAAAGGCGAAAATGTTTGTGGTCTGCATGTGCCGTGGAATTTGCAGATAATCACGGCTGAAGAAAATCTGCGTAAATCTAACAAATGGGAGACTGTATAATGAGTAACAATAGAAATCATGTATTGGTGTCAGAGTTTGAGGCTTGGCACAATGATATTAAAATCTCTGCGATGGAGTTTTTTGCAATCAGATATGTCGAAGATGTTTTGCCAACAAAAGAGGAAATCGAATATTTGGAAAAACATTTTTTGGATGGAGATGACTGCCAGATCGTCATGCTCATCAAAGGACAAATGCAAGAGAGAGGACTGATATAATGGTTGGCAAACTGACTAGAGATGACCAGCTTTCAGCCAGCCGCATCCCGGTTCTACTGAACGCATCACCGTATCAGACCCGCAACGAACTGCTGGCTGAGATGATCGACATCGACCGGGGAGGCACACCAACCCGCATCCCGCAGAACGAACCGATGTTCTGGGGCGACACGCTGGAAGAGCAGATCCTGACCGTTGCGGCTGAACGCCTCGGCCTCAAAGATCTGCGCACCAGCTTCCCCGCCGCGTTCCAGCATCCGACACTGCCGCTTGCGGCCAGTCTCGATGGATCTGCCAAGGGCAATCGCAAGTGGGCGTCTGATCCAGCCAACGGCATCTACACGCCGCAGGGTGGTGACATGATCGACCTGACCGGCGAGATCCTGCTGGAAGCGAAGAATACCAGCGTCATGCCGGAGAACCCGCCAGCCGCACATCGCGGTCCTTTGCAGTTGCAGGCCCAGATGATGTGTACTGGCCTCAAAGCCGGGGTCATCGCGGTGCTGTATCGTGGCACTGAGTTGCGCCTGTTCCTCTACAAAGCCGATCCGGCCATACAGCAACGCATCGTGCTGGCCATCCAAGACTTCGAGGAACGCCGCAAGACTGGTGAGATGTATCCAGTGACATCGCCGGAGGATGGCATCGCTGCCTATCCGACCGGCATCGATGACCGGCTGTACTGGGATGATGGCGCAGGCGATGAGGCGACAGCCATTGACTGCCTGATGCACGCGCTCAAGCAAAAGGCCAACGCCGAAGAGGACATCGCTGAGTTCACATCATTCCTTATGGACAGGATGGGCCGGTCTGAAGAGGTTGAGGCGATGGTCGGCAACCGCCGGGTGCTGGTTAAGTGGCCAAGCCGCACATATCGTGCGCAGCCCGAAAAGCTGACCCCGGCCAAGCCGGAGCGCACAGTTAGATCCAAGACCCTGCAAATCAAGGAACTGGATTGATGGCGTTTACAGAGGCACAGAGGCGCATCTGGGATGCGATCAGTATATTCCAGCGGGAATACGGCTACACGCCGTCCACGCGGGAATTAGGTCGCTTTATGGGGAAGGGCCAGACCACGATCCAGATGCAATTGACCGGCTTGATCGAGCGGGGCGGGGCTAGACGCATCAGCAACCGGGCGATAGAATTATTGCCGTTGGAATAAAACCAACACCTCCCACCGACAACTGCCCCCGGCCCCGCGCCGGGGGTCTTTTTATTTCTTGGACTTTACACTCTCGGCAAGGCCGCCGCCAAAGTAAAAGCCCACGATGATCAGCATGATTTCTCCAATCCAGAAATCACCAAGGATCGCCTTCACGCCTTCGATGTCACCCTTGCCTGCCAGCGTCATGCCCAACGTGATCGCAAAGCACAGCAGGAAGGTGAATGCAAACATCAGCGCCAGATAACGCTGGGCCAGCTTGAACGGCGCATAGGCCGCAAGCAAATCTGTCTTGGCCTTGGACTTAATCGCGACCTCTTCCTCTGTGCTGGTGTGCATGTCATCGATGAGGCTCATGCCTTGCTTGATAACGTCACCAGATCCAAGGATCTTTGCCAGTATACTAATCATTATAATTGCTCCTCTGCCAGATCTCGTATTCTTTTGACCAGCCGCTTTGCCCGGTTCGGCACCTGATCGTGCCAGCGGCTATCGACCATCTCATCTGCGGCTTTGATCCAGTCGCGCTCTTCAACCGCAGCCCGAAAATTCTTGAACTTGGACAGCCGGGGATAGCCAAGGTTGAAGCACATATTGGCTATCACTAGCTGTGCCTCTAATGGCAGATCCGCAAAGTCTGGGAACAGCCGCAGGCAATCCTCAAGTGTGACGGCAATGTCGAGCGCAAAGCATTGACGCACCCGCTCATCGCTGACCGGCGTGCCTACTGGTTGGCCGTGTTCCGGCTCATGTTCGCGGATCAAATGCCCTATGCCGTGCGTTGGTAGGCCCAGATGGTCGAGATAGATCTCATGCCGACACCCCTCATCAGCGGCTATCTCAGCGCGTAATCTGTCTTTATCCATCATCTCATCCTGTCTTGCACAATTTGCAGCGCCTTATCCCAAGTGTCCTGCTCAAAGCCCGGCGCAGAGGCGTAGTGCATCGGACGCCGCTGGCTGTACTGGCGCACCTGTTCGGTGGCGTAATAGGCAACCGTTCGCTCATCCAAAAAACAGTGTGCCACAATGTCCATTTCCTTAATAGTGGGCAGGGATTTGTTCTTGCAGCCGCTGCCATTTTGAAAGTGATAAAAGGGCCGATGCCCCGGCTTGTCTGTTTTAAGCGTGCTAGTCTTAACCTGTACACGCAGGAACATGCCTTCATCGTTGAACGCCAGTATATCGATCTTGTCCTGCGGCGTGTGGACAACCTTCCAGTCACCATCTAGTCGCAGGATCGATGAGCAAACGATGAACTCACCAGCCAGCCCGGTCCTTGTTGACAATGCTACTGCATCCCCTTCAGCCACATTGCCAGCAGTATAAGGCCGCCCACACCAGAGACAACCAGCAGTATGATTGCCACGATCTCCAAAAACTTGCGGCGTCTCTCGCGCTGTTTGTAGATAGTTTCCTGCCTCTGCTTGCGGATAGAGCCTTCCATCTTAACAAGCTCATCCCATTTGCTTTGGCCGTAACTATATTGTATGTACTGCTTCAGTTGGGCGCGTTGCTCTTCGGCCTTGTTCTTGGCGGCAAACGCCTCCATTGCCTGCGCCTCGACAGACTGTCCAGCAAACAGCTTCTTAAATATGGGCGGGTTCTTGGCTTCCTTCTCTGCCTGTTCTAAGTCAGACAGCGCACCCATCCAGCGTGACAAATCACCAGCCATCTCCTCGATAGACCGTGCGACCTGAAAGCCTCGTTGGATTGTGGTGAAGGCGGCTGATGCTGTTGCGGCGGCAGAGATAGGATCAATCATAAATGCGTGTTCCTTCCGGCACCAGCTTCGGCAGGCAGTAGGCGGTTATGGTTGAGCCTTGTTTGTGCAATGTCTGAGCGTACCAGACACAATCGGCGAGGCTCCGAAAGTAGAGGTCGTTGCTGACAAGGCGTTGGTCCTCGGCAAGACCCACGAACACAAAAAGTAGGAAAGCATGAACCACATTATTGGCGGCTCATTAGCTTATCTAGCTTGGCATCCAAACGGTTCAACGCCTCCATAACGTCACGCATATCCTCACGCAGTTCAAACTTTGTGGCGTAATCCTCGCGGGTTCTGTTCAATAAAATCTCCAGCCTCTTTTGTTCATCAGCCATACGGTTGACCCACCAGCCACCGCCAGCAATGACTAGTCCAATGAGCAAATCTATGAGGCCGGACATTTCCATTGCTTACCACCCAGCAGGTACTTTGCCCACGATAGGTGGATTTGCCATCTCGTTAATCTTTGTGTCAAGCATCGCTTGCATCTCTGCCTCTGTCTTGCCCAATGAAGCCAGCACCTTTTCTTTGCACCAGTCTTTTGTAACACTGTCAAATGCTACAAAGTTATCTGCATTAGCTTCACCAGCACTTGCTGTGCCGTATGTTGATGTTGACAAGGCATTGCCTTCAGCGTCTGTTTCACTGTCACTGACAGCAGTTATGCGCCAGTGAATAGTTTTGATTACGTCTGACAAAGCACCTTCGGTGGGGGCTGTGTCAAGTGTTGGGAAATCCCAAGCATATGTGTTTGCCATTTTCTACTCCTCGTATGGGCTAGTGCCACAGCATGAAGGCCAAGCCGCCTTCAGTTCAGTGATGGTTGTTGCGCTGTCACCAGCAGTAGGCGCATCACGCAACGCCTGTTTGTCGGCTACAATCTGCGCCGTATCTGCATTTGCCTCTAGTGCTTTCATGTAGTCAGCATCCAAAGCCTCAAGCAATGGCGCTCTAGCTTCACGCACTTTGTCAGCAAAAATAGCTTTAGCCGCAGTCAAATCCTCAGAAATGACCGTGCCATCCAAAGCCCAAGCATTGCGAAAGTGCCTACCGCTTGGCACCGTTGCGTTGGCGGCATCAATCTCATTGCCGTCTTTATCTACGATATGTGTTATCATGCCGCTATTCTCCAAGCGTTTCGGAACTCTCTGTCTGGCAGTTGTTTACGTTTGCAAATCTTCATCTTGACGCTGTTGCTAGTCTCATAGTTACGCCAGATATGTTGTGGCACATCCTTCATAATCAAATACAACAGGGCTTCACGTTCTGTCTTTGGCCCTTCTCTTGGCGTGTCGTGCAACAGATAGCCTCTAGTGTGCCGGTTGAAATCAGGTTGTGCCTCATCTTTTGCCAGTTCCCAATAAACCCAGACAGGCGGGAATACACCACCAGCCATTAGCGCAGACATAGCGTGTGGGTCAGGGTGCATAACAGCACAGCAGTCCATATCAACGTCCTCATACACAACAGCATACTCTGTCTGGTGTGGTTGAAGGCTTTGCTTTGCCTTTGTTATGCGGCCAAGCAAGTGCATTAGATGTCACCGTGGGTTATTATCTGTATGCTTTCCCAATCTCCAAGCCCTCCTGTGGGGGAATAGCAAGACCTAGTTCTTATATAACTTGAACTTAGTGCGCTTACGCCAGAGACATTTCTATTGTAGTTTGTCGACTGGTTTTGATTTGCCAGCCCACTTGATGAATGGAGGGCGTTTGAGAAGTTAGTCGAAAAGTTTACGCTAAAATCTCCTGTGCCGTGGTCTGTCAGTGAAGATGTATTAAAGCTATCTCTAAATGCGGATGTGCCGCCATTTATATTTGCCCACGAGCCAGCCGCATGATGGTTAGGTCCAAAGCTAGACATTATTTAGCCTCCATATCAGCAATACGCTGTTCCAGTTGTTCAATCTTACGATGTGCATCCTGCAACGCAGACACCAATATCGGCGTAATGCGTCCGTAGTCCATAGACATCATCGCATCTTCATCATCGCCAGCAGCCACGGCCTCTGGCATTACCTCTTGCATCTCTTGTGCAATAAAGCCCATAGAACGTGGGCCGTCAGGGTCAGCCTTCCAGTTGTACGACACTGGGTTCATCGCCATCAGCTTGTCGGTAGCGACTAGCGGTTCGATGTTTTCCTTGAGGCGTAGGTCGGAGGTGGTGTTGTAGGTGGTGCCGGATGTGGTGATGCTTATTATTCCAACCGTAGCCCCAGCTTTACTAAACGCCAAAACAGTACCGTCTGTACCCTCACGGTTCATATTTGAACAGCTGTCGCTGGTATTTGATAAGTACAGTTTGTTGTTTGAGTTTAGTTCCACTCCATCTGAGCGATAGTTTGCAGATGTTTTGCCGTGCAAGAAATTCCCTGACGAATCCAGCCTCGCCCTTTCGCTAGGGCTACCTGACCCTGTGTAAAATCGCAATGCGCCATTTTCAGCTTCAAGGTTGAGGTTGTTTGGGCTTTCAATCGCATTATTTACACGGATGTCGCCTTCAACGTGTAGCTTATCACTAGGACTCGCAGTGCCGATGCCCACCGAGCCATCCGATGTGATGCGGACTTTTTCAGCCAGTGTTCCATTGTTAATTGTAGCAAACGTAATTCTTGTGTCTTCCGAAGCGGGAGTGCCATCTTCCAACGTAGTGTCGATGTAGCTTATTTTTGTTGTGCCGTAGTAAGCCGCAAGGTTGATACCGCCGCCGCCGCCAACAGAATTGTCAACGCCAAAAAAGCCGTAGTTAGCTGTCGGTGTCATCACTGCGAGACGCCCATAACTGGAGGGACTCGTAGTTCCCAGCCCAAGCCGCTGTGTCGAGGCATCCCAGTAGAAACCTTGCGTGGTGCCTGTTGAATCATACAGTGCCACATCGTTAGAGTTATCAATAAGAAGTGATGTTTTGCTCTGGTTTATAAATTTAGTCTGACCGCTCGAATTGTTTGCTATAGTAAGTTCATCGGTTGTCACAGAACCTTGCACATAAAAGTTAGAAAAGCCTATTTGTAACTTTGATGTAAACGCGTCAGGATATGTAAGTAGTAATTGTCTGTAACCGTCTGTGCTTATAGTCAACCCATCCGCAGTCAGCACTCCGGTGATGACCGCGCCAGTGGCACTGGTGGCGAGTTTTTCTGAGCCATCGTAATAAAGTTTTACATCTGCGTTTTCATTAAACAAAGCAACATATTCTGTATGTCCAGTGTTTGTAATTGCAACACTATCAGCTTCTAATCTTAGCTGACCTGTCCCAGCATCTTGAATGTAACTATTAGCATTTGCACTATCGTGATAAATCTGCAAGTCAGACCCAGCACCAAAAACGGCCTTGTCGTTGTCGCCGAAATTGATGTCGCCTGTCATCGTGCCGCCAGTTGTGGGCAAGAAGCCAGAGCCAGCCGTTACACCCTGCTCCCAAGCAGCACCAGTGTACACCTTCAACGTGTCTGTGGTGGTATTGTAGAACAAATCACCTTCATCGTTGTCCACTGTTGGGTCAGATGCGCCAATACGATACTTGTCAGCAAAGTCGTTGACCGATGAGATGTTAGTCGCAACGGTGTTGACATTAGAGATTGAACCGCCAACTGAGTTTACGTTTGCAATGTTGGTAGCCACAGTGCCGATGGTGTCAGTGCCAGTAAGGTTAGTGGCTACCGTACCAATGTCAGTCGCATCTGCTGCGACAGCCGTCACATCAGAACTAATCCCCGCAACTGTCGTAACATTGCCGCTAATCCCAGCAACGGTTGTCACGTTGCCTGAGATGCCAGCGACAGTGTTAACATTGCTGATTGCGCCAGCTACTGTGCCGATGTCAGTGCCATCAGCCGCAACCGTAGTAACATCGCCGCTGATGCCAGCAACCGTAGTCACGTTGCCAGAGATCCCGGCCACGGTTGTGACGTTTGCGCTGATACCAGCAACCGTTGTGACGTTGGCGTTATTGCCAGCCACGGTGTTGACGTTGGCAATGTTGGTGCCAACCGTATCGACATTGGCGATGCTGGCCGCAACCGTCTCAATCTCCGATACCGCCTCATTGAGATCGTTGGCTACCGTCTCAACCTCGGACACCGCTTCATTCAGATCGTTGGCAACAGCAACAACCTCACTGATGTTGCCAGCCACTGTGTTGACAGACGCAATGTTGGTGGCAACGGTTCCGATGTCAGTGGCATCGCCAGCAACAGCCGTCACATCCGCTTGGATGCCAGCCACTGTGCTGACGTTTGATGCGATGCCAGCGACTGTCGTGACGTTGGCTGAGATCCCGGCCACTGTCTGAATGGCATCAGTCGCATCGGTGCCGTCCTCGATGTCTGCCAGCGTAGCAATATCGGTGGCGATGTCAGCCAACGCCGTCACATCGGTGCTGTCAGGCCCGGCCTCTGGGTTGCCGGTGGTGCTGTTAAACTGGAGGTACTTACCAGCACGCGCCGCCTTGGCAGGCAGTGTCATGTCCAGCGTGCCGCCATCAGCCACAAGGGCCGGGTCGTAAACAGGCGCACGCAGCGTCCTGGCATTCTCTTCGGCAAGCTGCTGATCAAAGATGGTGAGCGCATCAAGCTGCTCATTGAGGCTGGATGCCAGCAGATCACCCGCTGTCACAAAGTCGGTTACGCGCTCGATGTCGCGTGCGCCAACGATGATGATGCTGTCAGACGCAGTTGGCGTTGATGGTACAGAACTGCCGGTCACAATCGTCACTGAGCCGGTGCCATTGGCGTTGATCGTCACAGTGTAGTCTGTGGTCAGCGTCAGCAGCGTGGTGTTGAAATACACCGCAACATCGTTCTCGTCCAACACCTCAAACGTGAAGGCGTATGGCCCAAGCCCGGCTGAACCAGTGAACACGACCCGGCGCGTGATTGCATTAATGTTGTAGTCAGCCATCTCTGTGCCTCATTTTGTTGTGTGCATTATACACTAATCCAAGATCCCTTGTAAGGTGGGTTTAGCTGGAGCCGCCAGCCTTGGGTATCTCTTTTTGTTTTTTGCAATTGCCAGCATTTCGGCAAATGCAGGGAACTCAATCCGCATATCATCGAGGCCATAATCCGACAGATCTTCTGGCGTCAGTGAATACTCATATCTTCCGGGGTTCATCGGATCTTCTTGGATAGCCCCAAACATTCGCGCCTTTGCAATCTTGCGGTATTGGCCAACTATGTTAGCGACCATTGAACGCATGTCGCCTATAGGCACATCACTGCCATATATGCCTTCCACTTTGTACTCTTCCATCATTTCGCCCATAGTTGACTTGATGTTCTCTTCGAGGCTCATGCCATCAATCATAATTTGTTTTGAGTACAATTCAGCAAACCGCTTTTTAATATCTGATGGTATTTTGACGCCATCAATGGCGCGTGGCACTTCTGGCGGCGAGTATTGAATAGCATCCAAAAACTCAAGCACCTCATTGCTCTCACCCTTTGATACGGTGAGCGGGATCCAAGCAGAGTTTTCTGACATGCCGATTTCATTGCCCCACTTGTCCAGCTTCGCCGGCAACCCGGTCGAATAGTATGGGATGCGAGAGCGCCATCTATTCATAGCCTCACCAAAGCCAGCCAATGCCGGATGATACTCATCACCCACGCCGACATCTCTGACGGTCGGATCAATGGCCCTCTCAATGCGCGATGCCATCGTGCTGTTACTCATGCCGGCAATCGGGATGGCATTGATGTAAAAGCTGGAATACCGCTTCACAAAAGCATTCCATATTTTCATGCCACGATCGCCGGCTGTCTCTTGCCTGTATCCGGCAATTGCCATCATCTCAGAGAATGTTTGCATTGTCGGTATAGATGTGGCGTATTCAGAAACACCAGCCATACCAGCGCTAAATGCAGTGTCAAACATTGTGTTATCTGGATCGTAGCCGTCATACTTAACTGCATCAGCAATAGCAGCGCCCATCAAAAAGGGCATGTTTGCCGGCTCAAGGCGATTGAGCGGGATAAAGTAGCTGTCGCCAAAGTCCTCGCCAGTGCCGTCACCAAAATTTTCCTCGCCGATGATTTCTCTAAGCTGCGACACAAGATCGGATGGAACCTCATCCTTTCCAACCCGGAGCGAGAACTCGCGCCAGCCCCTGCTTTTCAAATCGTTTCTCTGGCCTGTGTCGCCGGGGCCAGCGCCTGTGACCCTGCCCCGCCCTGCTACCTCATAGCCTGCCCATATCATAGCGCCACCAAGCGCAAGCCGGCTAATAGCTAGATCACGATGACGCCCACCCTTTTGCCAGTCACTCCAAAAACGCGCAGACAACAACGCAAGCGGCCCAGATCTAGCCGCGCCCTCATTGGCAATGTTTGTTAAGGTTTTGGAAAACGGCGCAAGCGGCTTGATGTACCATTTGTTCATCAGTTTGTTTGCGCCGGCATAGATGCCAGCCATAGGCAGTTCTCTGTCGAGATCGTCCTGCAACGTGGCTTGCTTGCGCCAAGCCTGAACAGACGCCTCGACATCTGCCGGGCGCTCAGACAATAATTTTTGCACGGCACGTTGGCCAGCTTCTATAGCTTGCGCGTGAGCCGTTTTTTCTTCTGCGCCGCGTGCGATCAGATCTGCAAATGTTTGGTCAAACACCTCACCGCCAAGACGCGCAGCCTCTTCATGCAACTGCACCCGCTGGGCAACCCCGGCAAAAAACTCATCGGCGGCACCAAGCGCTCTAAATGGCAGGCTGTAAACAAGCCCCATCCCATTAAATGCTTTGCCAAGTGCGGTGTCTGTAAGATCAGGGAACTCCCTAATTTGCTTGGTGAACGGTATTCTGTAAGGCGCACCCGCCCAATATTCTGCACGCAGCGGATCGCGTGGCGCATCCTTCGCCGCGCCAGCCTCCACAAACTTGCGGCCCATCATGCCCCAACCATCGACCAATCCATTGCGAATGCCAGACAGCCGCGCATAGATATCTGCACCATAGTATTGATCTGGGTTGGCCTTACCAACAAGCGCCTCAAGCCCCTTTCGCAAAGGCGCTACAGCAACTGCGCCCATACGTTCAGGCACATCTAAGAACTGCATCAGTGCGTTGCCGGCGGCGTTGTACATATGGGTGGTGTAATCGTTCAGCATGACCGACTGCGCCATATAGACCATAGATTCATAAGCCTTGCGCCTGACGCTGTTACGCAGCAAAGCGTTGCGTGCGGCCTTGCTGTTTGTGCTGTTGTATGTCTCAGCCAGCAAACGCAGTTGATCGTCACCACCAAGGTTATCAAGCGCGGCACGCATTTCATTGATGCTCACACCAGCGCGTTGGCCTTGGATCCCCTTAAACACATTCATTGAACGCGCTATGTCAGTTTTTGCGCCAGCAAGTTCTGCCATTATAACATTGTGCTGCGCAATAGCTTCCCGGGCCTCTAGCTTGCCGGCATCGTCAAGTTCATTTCTTGCCGCCAGCCGCAAATACTCATCAACCCTTTCCGCGCTTGCCCTTTCAAGCAAAACGAGGCCGGCCATACGCTGGTTGAGTTGATCATTGCCAATGGGGGTGGACATTGGCTGGCCACCAAATATAGCGTCCAAATTTTCTTTTGGAGTGCCAGCCTCTATGGCAGCATCGTAAATCTCGCCAATAGTTCTTGGCTTTATTGCAATGAGTGCGCCGTCATCCACGGCTTTTGCTGTGGCTTGTATTGTAGCCGCCAGACCATCATCATCATAAAAGCGGGTGTTGACCGGGCCTTTAACCAGCCCAGCCTCTAGTTGCGCCGCTGATGGCGATGGCACCTCACGCGGTGTGCCTATCTCAGCCTCTCTAGCCGCAGCCAATGTTTCAAGTTCTGCCTCACTGACAGGCGCTGGTTTGACAGGTTGCGGTGCTTCAGCTTCTGGCGCTAACTCGATGCGGGGGCCAAGCGGCATTTCACCAACTGCTGGCGCTTCAACCGCCTCAACCACTTTGGATCTTGGTGAGATCCGCGCACCGGGCTTGGTCAAAGGCTGGATTAATTCACGAGTGACGCCCCTAGATAACTTGGAAACAACGCTTGCTGGTTGAATACCATCTTCTTGGTCGGCCATATCTGGAACAGGAATGTCTCTAGGAGTTGCCATTGTTTATTCCTCTGGCTGATCTGCCTCTTTTGGCTCTGCTTGCATCGGCATTTGTTCGCGGCTGTCATACAAAGCCGCAACTAATGCCATTACATTATTCGATTTTTGTTCCGGCTGCTCTGATGAGTTCGTCAAGTTTTCCACGATTTACTCCTTCGTATTCGTACCAAGGTATGCTGCCACCTTCAAAAGACTTTACTCCCGGGAAGTCAGGCGGCAAAACTCCAGACTTTTTCTTGAAAGCCTCGCTAAACATATCATCTAGTTCTTGCTTTGTGAATTGATATGGTTCGCCAGCACTTGTTTCGTATATGTATCTAAATGAACCATCTGGCATCTTTTCATATTTAGCGCCAGAATATTTTTGATGGAAGCGGCCCTCCATAACAGGAACATTTGCCGTTGGCGTTGCCTTACGCTCTGATGTTCTGACAACAGTTTCTAATGTTGGGTGTGCCACAATTTGTCCAGATGCGCGCACCCAACTTTCCCAGTGATATCGGCCTACAGTTCCCTCTTCAGTGCGGCCTGCCATTCTATATAATTCTGGAACCCGATCCATCAATGATCTTTCCAAAGCCTCATATTGGGCAAGCCCTTGTGACGTATCAAACTGCGCCATTATATCATCATAGACCTTGTCACCGCCGGCCCACATCTGGTTTATCTGGATGCGATCAAGAACAACAACATCATTCCTGCCTGACACAAGCAAGGCAAAAGATAGGATTTTATTTTTAATTCCTGTATCTTCCGCTAGCCCATAATATGCGCGTCTCAAATCGCGGCTGGACATATTTGGGTTTGCTATCATTTCGTGCAAGCGCGTCAATGCTGATTTGCCTGTCTCATCAACGGCGGCCATTTTTTTCAAAAACACTTTGCCAAAATCATTTGCGTTGCTTGTTGCTGATTTGCCGGGGCTACCTGTTGGTATTGTGGCTTTAACCATTTTCAGCCACCCGGCTGTATCAGCATCTGACCACTCTCCACGCGCTGCCTTTTCAATGAATGGCATTGCTTTTTCAGCCAAGTCTTTATATCCGCTTTCATGTGGGAATGCTGACAGCCGGCGCGACAAAATAGACCATAACATAAGTTGGCCAGTCAGTTCTGCACCAGCACCAGCCTCATATGCAGCCTTAAATCTTTCTTGAACAGCAAGGCCGTCATTAGCGGCTTTGATTTGTGCCGGGGTTAATTGCTTGAACCAATCAGACCATTTGTTCATATCATTGGCATGCTCAATCATCCAGACTGGTGGCGCTGGAGTTTCTTGCTTATTCAATGTTTTTGACATCATGTTGACATAGTTTTGGGCTGATGCCAGAGGATCTGGAAATTCTTGTGCAATTTCATCAAGCCTAAATGATTGCTCCCCAAAGTTATTTGGGGTCATTTTAGCTGCAACAAACATCTCATTTTTACGGCCAAGTTGCACCGGCTCATATGCTGGGTTTGTCACTGTATATTTTCCCGGCACGCCGATGATGTTGGTGTCGGCTTCGGTGCGCGGCGTAAATACAGGCTGCAAATCTTGGCCCTGCGCCATTTTGCCCATAGCCGCAAGCGCCGGGTCAATCACCTCCATTGGATCAACGCCTGACATGACGCGGCTTGTTATAGGGCCACGCTCTGCCATACGCGCCTCCGCAGCCTCGCCAGCGGCCACAACCCCCCTGCTGACAGCCGGCGCGACCTCTTCAGCGGCACCACCAAAGAGTTTGCCCAACAACCCGCCAGCGCCAGCGCCAGCAACACTTGTTGTCAACGTCCTCATAACGGCTTCTTTCAAAGACGGCGGCATACCAGCCGCTGTCTCTAGGATCATATTTGCACCCTCATATAGATCTGCGTAAGCAGCGCCAGCAATTGCGCCACTCTTGCCCGGCGCACGCTTTGCAAGCTGCGTGGTAAACCCGGCTGTTTTGGCGGCAGCCATCAGCATTTGACGCGCTGTCATGCTGCTGGTTTTCATTGCAGCGGCTTTGAGAAACGGCGCGGTAATGCCGCCGGCAAAAGTAGCGTATGTTTCTGGAGCGCCAAACAAAGCGCGGAATGACCGTTTAATTGTTTCGCCTTCTGTTTTGGTGTCAGCATATGTGTTGAGCAGAAACAAGAAATCGTTGGCGTTGTTTTCTTTGGTTACCAAATTGCCATCCAAGTCTGTGTAACCGCCACTGTTTACGATGTTCCAAACTTGGCCAATCATGCCGGGCGAACTAATCCCAGCCTCTCCGGGGAACCCAGCGGGGCCAGTTACATTCCAATTAAACTCAGACATCAGATCCATACCATAGGCAGCGGCCTGTTTGTCAGATCCAATAAACTCATACCCCTCCATTACGCGATACATGCGTTTCGACACCTCGATCCAATCCGGCATCATTTCCAATTGATCTTCAGTGTATTTTGGTTTTGTTGTTGGCGGCGAATAGCTTTCGTCCATAAATGTGCCAGAAAACCCCATTTCAGCGGGGCGCTCTTGCGCATTTTCTCTGGTGGCGTCTATTTGCAAAAAAGATCTTTGATCGGCTTGCTGGTTGTGCATGTCAGCAAGTTCATCCATCACCCTATCTTCTAAAAACCCATTCATCGCAATTCATCCCGCAAAACAATGTTTTTCTGCACAGTAGAAATTTTGGAAATAATTGTCGTTAGATCTGCGTCACTTATTCCCCACGCCCTTTGATTTGCGCGGACCTCTTCTGTTGTGGTGTATTCATTAAACACATCACCATATTTTTCATTAAGCGAACTAAGGGTCGCATCAATAACCTTTTGGTATTTGCTGCTGGCAAGTTCCAATCTGTATTCTCTAGCTATGACATCTTTTCTGGGGCGTGACCCTGTTTCGCCGCCCTCTTGCCAAGCGGCTACGGCGTCATCAAACCGCCTCTCTACATTTGCGATAAAACTGTTTACTGCCTTGGCTTGGTTAACCTTAACATTAATCATGCCTGTCGTAAGCCCTGCATGTTTTCGAGCCTCATCATCGACAGCATTGTTGATCCGCAACTGCGTGCTGTCTAAGTATGTCGTCAAACCGTTTGTTTGTTTTGGCCCTAAACCAAGTTCTTCTGCTTTGGCTGCAAGCTGGAGGAAATCAACAATTTGTCCATTGCGAATTAATGTTTTGATTGCGAACACCAAACTTGGTTTTTCTTCTTCGTAATACCCAGCTTGTCGTATTGTTTGTTTTGACTTGGCCAGCGCCACAATCCCCTGACCATCAATCACTTCTGGGTAATTCATTGCTGTTTCACCCAATCGGCCAAGCGCGTCATTCGCCTCAACGCTGCCGTCATCGTTCTCCATAAATGCCAGCACATCTAGCACTGTGTCTTGTCTTGCAGTTAACACGCCATCTGCACGCGCTTGGTCATCTGCGTTTTGCCGCGCAATGATTTCATCACGCACCTGTTTGCGCAACACTGCCTTGCTTGTGTCATCTAATGTGTTGAATAGTGCGGTCTTGTCGCCAAAGTCGCCAGTGCGTAACGCTGACAATCTTTTCTCTTCAGGAAGATTGACGGCGTGTTCTGTCAATACATTTATCTTTGCTGTTGTTTTGATGCCCTCAAACTTAGACATCTCTGTTGTTGCAAAGTTGGCGTCATTAGTCGCAATCAATTGGTCGCTAATCGAACGCTGGAGATTGTCAGCCTCGCCATCTGTTCGCAGGATAGATGTTCCATCTTGTAAAAGTACAACGCCGCCCTTGTCTGTGCGATAAATGTCCTCAAACGATTGCAACGCACCAGCCATAGCATCAAGACCTTTTGCCTTGGCTATTGCTTGGCTCATTTTTATTTCGCGCTCAAGGGCTTTTGAATATACCGGCGCGGCCATTGTGGCAACAGACGCAGAAAAAGCATTGGCAATAGTTGGGTCAAGTTGCGACAGCAATTCTGTGTGGCCGGCTTGAACGCCATTGATTGCAGTTATTTCTGCCATCAAATCTATGTCAGCACCGCCATCAACCTTCGCACTTAAAGCAGCAAGCTGGCTTCTGACGCCGGCCTCAAGTTCTGTCTTTAACTTAGATGCAGTGCTGGCGATTGACACAGACCCAAAAACTGTTGTTGGGTCTCCAATAATTTCCTCAATAGATCGCCCGGCAGATAGTGCTGCTTGCAATTGCTCTGCTGACAGATCCTGATCATAGGCCCATTGCTCGGCTTCAAACTTTGTTTTTGCCTCTTCTTTTGTCGCCACATACCGCTGCATCACATCAAGGCCGCGAGATATGTTTTCGTAAACACGCGCCTGCGCTCTGCCTGTTGATACAAAATCAACAGTTGGTATTGATGGGATTGCTACGCCTAATGGGCGATATCTTGGAAGCTCGGCCATTATGTTACCTTTGTTATTTCGCCAGCCGGCGCTGTGCCAAGCTGTTTGTCAAAAGCGTAAGCCTGACCAAATGCAGTGGCGGCGTTAGCAACGCCTGCCAGCATAGTCGCTTTTGCCTGCATCATGCGTTGATCAGCTTGCATCATGCCAGTGCGGATAGCAATCAATGCGCCATCATCAGACAACTGCTTTTCTTCAATGCCTTTAGCCAACGCAAAATCTGACAAGGTTTTCGCGCTGCCGCTGAATGGATCTATGCCGCCGGCACCGGCTCTAGCAACAATTAAGGCATCTGTTTGCAAGATGTTTTCCAAAACCTTTACGCCTTGTTGCTTGTACTTTAGCGCCTCAGATCTGGCTTGTACCTTGTCCATAGCCGCCTGCGAGGCCAAGCCCTTGGCCTGCGCTCTCGCGGACATCATAGATGTTGCCGCTTGCAGACCAGCCACAATGTACATTGGATTTGCCATCTTACTGCCCCACACTCACTTTGTAATCGATCCCAAGTAATGTCATCTTTAACGGCACATCCTGACCAATCGTGATCTGGCCGTCATAAGTATACCCTAAAATGCCGTGCAATGTCTTGATGCCGGTAAACTCATCAACTGCGCCATCAAGAACAGCCGCGCCGAAATTGCGGAACGGCACCTCTTTGCCCTCAATCGTCATTGCCTGCGTCTCGAACAATTCCGCATTAACCTCAAAGATCCGTTTCTTAAAGCCCTTTAGAGAGCCGCTGGGCAGGTTTGGCTCAACCGGCAGTGTCTTTACCTCCGGCGTAAAGTTGAGGCCGACCTGATAGCTTGTAGAGGCCGCAGTGGCAAAGGTCACAGTGTAAGGTGATCCCGGCACTGTCTGATCCGGCTCGATGACACCATCGCGGATGATCTTGACTGTTGCC